ATGAAGATCGTAAAGGCTGAAGTTTTTGTTACCTGTCCGGGGCGTAATTTCGTCACATTAAAAATCACCACTGAGGACGGTATTACACCATAAATTTTTGGCTTGCTGATTTCTGCACGCATCGATAAGACGGATGAATTCCTCCCGCGAAAGAGGATCCGGAATGGTTCTTGATTCCTTTAATGGCGAGATCCCCTTAAACGGGTTATCTGCCAGGTAACCGTTATCAACACCAAACTGGAACACGGCGTTAAGATTTGTCATGTAATTATTTACAGTTACAGCCGATCTCCCTGGTTGTGTAACAATATAGTTACTTTTGGGGATCTGGTATCCAGTCAGTAGCTCTTTACGAACCTCCAGTAATTTTTCTTTATTAATCGATGAGGCAAGATTTTTTTCACCGATTATGCTCAGGATATTTTTGATGACGGCACGGTATGTGTTGAGTGATGTTTTTGCGACTTCAGTTTCTTTCAGTGCCAGAAATTTTTCAGCCAGTTCTTTTATGGTTAAATCTTGTCGGGCCTCACCAAATTTTTCCAGATTGCGTGAGGAGGGAAACTGTTTTGCATAGTCGAAAACACCAGTTTTTATTGCGTAACAAACAGAGGCGCGTAGCTCACCTGCAACGCGCCTGTTTTTTGCTGTGTCAGGAACCCCAGGTTTTCCCTGACTCTTACGCCTTTATAAACAAACCAGATACGTAATTTCCCTCCATGGTTTTCCACGCCTGTCGGATATTTCATTTCAACTTCTCTCATTAGTTAGTGTGGCTTTTAGTCAAGTAAGATGACGTCTTGGTCTTGCTGATGCCTGGCGCTCAATCCAGCGATCAATTTCTTCCAGGTTGTAAAAGCATGGACTGTTATCCCATGGCATACCGTCATGAGCGACATGCTTATATTCCCTTCCTTCCATAAACGATTTTTCCCGGGCCTTTTTTAACGTACCTTTTTTTATTCCTTTCAGCGCAATTAACTGCTCTTCGGATACCCATTTGCCGGGAGAGACAATCATGATTACTTCGCTCATCGATTTCTTTATCTCTTACATCAGACGAGCGCCGGTTGCAGAATACCAGTCACAACCGGCGACAGTTGAACATTAAGAATCAGCCTGACTCGGGATCAGTTTTTGCCAGATAGCTGAAACGTATTTTGCCTGGTAACGGGCGTCATCAAGTGCATTATGGCGCTCACCTTCGAATGGAATAGCCGTTCTGGCATCGAAGTCTATGGCTTTCCCCAGCTCAACGATTGTGCGTACATCGCGATCGTTGTAGTAACGCCACGGGCAGGGGCTCCCCTGCCGTTCGTATGAACGGCGCAAAATCGTGTTGTCGAAGTTGGCTCCATTTCCCCAGACATGAACAAAAAATTCACCGGAGTTTTCGTCGATAAATTCCCGCAATTGTAACAGTGCATCATCTAACGGGATTTCATCGGTCATAATGGCAGATTGCGCTTCGCGTGATTGTTTAAGCCACCATTTCATGGTGTCCCGATCAATGACTCCGCCAGCAGTATCCAGATCGATAGTCTTACTAAATTCCGGTCCCATATCTCCGGTTTGCGGATCGAAAAATATTGCACCTATTGAGATAATCGGGGCATCGGGATTTTTTCCCATGGTTTCAAGATCGATCATCAGATGAATCCCCGCTCTGCTGGTGGATGTGAGATTATGATGACCGTTCGCCTTAATTAAGGGATCTGACGCCTCGCCAGTTTCACTATCGCTGGCATGATGCTGATTGCCGCCAGTGTTCTCCTTGTGCTGATGTGCAGTACCTTCCATTTCCTCCGGATCATTTTCCTGAACTTCAGGCTGATTCTCTCCATCGAATATTTCCTGGTATGTTGCGTCACCCATCACCGCACCACAATCAGGGCAGTTGCCGCCACCGCTCTGACCGCAGGCGGTGCAGATCTTTTCCGGTTCCTGTTGCACTACTGGTTCAGGTTGTTTCGTTTCTGGCTCGTTTTGTTGCGTATTTGGGCTGTTTTGTTCCGCTTTCTGGTCGTTCTGTTCCGTTTCTTGCTGGTTCTGGTTCACAGAATCGCGGGTCTGGATCCCCTTAACCCATTTCGGATCATTCGGGTCGCTAATCCCTTCAACAAATTCACCACGTGATACTGCAAGCAGTTCCTCGGCGTCAGGCTGGCTGATATTGGCTGCCTGCATAATTTTCTTTACTTCGTCAGCGGTAACTTTTACCGGTTCTGGTTGTTCAGAATTTTGTGCGGTATTTGCATTTTGCGGTAAGCCTGTGTATGTGCCATTTTTTCGGGCAAAATATTCTTCTTTTGTGATTTCAGTAGCCCCGGCAGCCAGCGCCTTATCCAGACCAGAAAGTTTGTTTGCGCGACCGTATTTTTCGCCATCCTTGTCGGTGAAGAGGAAGTAGAACGGCCCCTCACGTTCTACAGATGGTTCGACTTCCACTTTGCATTCGGTTTTTTCGTTGTCTGGAATTGCCGTTTCCACTGCATCAGTTTCTGGTACTGGCGACGAGAGAGTATCAGTTGCGCTCTGATTTGTTCCTTCATCTTCAAACACGCCCTTTGTAGTCAGGTATTCAGTAATGTATTTGTTCAGTGCCACAGGGTCTTTGTGAATGTCGATCGGACGTTCACGGACAAGGCCAAAAATAGTCTGGCGGTCGTAGCGAAGGGCATCAGGCTGTTTGCGCATTGATGCCGAGATACGCTTCCAGTCTTCGCGGCCGTTGTCGATAACTTCATTTTTTGCCCAGCGATGGATGCTGCCGTCAATGTTTCCGGCATCCACATCACCAGGCCAGAGAGCGTAGGCCAGTTCGTCATCCAGTGTTTTCCATGTCTGCTTGTATTCGCGATGAATGGCAGCAATGACCGGGTTGATTTTTCCTGTTGAATTTTCAGTGTGCTGTTGATTGGCTCTGGCGCGGGCGAGATCAACAACAGACGTGTATTTTCCGGCTTCCTTGCGTTCACCTTCGCGACGTTTTTTCCAGATGCGCATCTCTGCCTGAATTTCGGGCCATTTGGCACCAGGCTTACATTTATGCTTAACCCACCCGATGGCATGCAGCTTAAGCTCCGGATACATGGCGTTAACTTCTGGCATTTTCATCAACGCTTCAACGATATGGCCGTCGAATGTTGCCATGTCTTCCTGCAACAATTCCTGTGCGCTAATCACCATATCAACAGTGATGTTTTCACATGTGTCGAACTTAACCATGACAGCGTTCTGTACTTCAGGGGCCAGGTTGTCAAAAGTGACGTTCATCGGATCGGATTCAGTCTCGACCGGGACAAAGGAAGCAGACGCCTCATCCCAGCGGTTTTCCTGCATATATTCAGCATCCCAGGAATCGAGGGCAGGGCGGGGTATACCGGGTTTATCCTCGCAAACAAGAAATTTATAAGCGCAGTCCTGAGCAGCCGGATAATGTTCCAGGAATTGCCAGTGAAATTTTGCGCGGGCGCGACGTTCATCACCGGCTTCAATGGCAGTGGCTACAGCGACGGCACCTTCTTCCTTTATTGCCTGTTCGTCCGGAATGGCGGCGCAAATAAAGACTTTACTCATTTTGTTTTACCTCATTACAGATTTAAGGGTGAACAAATCCCTGCCATTGCTGGCATATAAGAATGAAATCGGATGTTTATTACGGAACTGTTTTAAAGACCTGCCGGGATTTCGTTATTATCCTGGTGAATAACTTTATCGACCGGGTAACAGTTACCGGGAATTTTCTGTTCGGTTGCTGCAGTCACACACTCCTGCATTGTCCTGTGAACACTGACTGCAATATCAACTGGCTCTCCGGAAACAAGAAAAACTGTCAGAACAAGTGCAAATGCTGTATTCATTGCCAGCATCCTTTTTGTATCGGACGTAAACGGGCCAGCATTGAAAGAATGCATATTTTATTTAATAGCTCCCGTTCGTGTTTTCTCTTGTTAATGGCATCTTCAGTAAATACAGGGTTACTGATAGTGACACCAATTTCAAAACAACCTTCAGACGTATTAACGTTTGGTAATAACGTTTCCATTATCGCGTCCTCAACAATGAATTTTGTGATGCGGTGCCTGGTGCCTCCAGGTGACGTTAACCAGTTAACAATTAACGCCGGATACAGAGAATCCCCCCATAACACTGTTTTTGGTTTTAACTGTTCCGCGTGCGCTCAGCCGCATTCACCGCATCACAAAATTCACTTTAAAAAGGGCGGCAGAGCAGTCACGGAGTAAAACTGATACCGCCAAACGTCACCAGAAAATTGATAACAGAGGGCGTTGCAGCGGGGTTGTCACTTAAGCGTATGGTCAACCTGACAACCCGGTGTCCTCAACGGGGGAAGGAATAACCCCTCCATACTTACCGCCGCGCCATTTCGCGGATTGCCACAACCGGAAGCGCACGGTCGACGAAAATTTAACGACAGGCTATCTATGAACCAGCTACCTCGCCGTGCGCTTTCGCGTTATGGTCTGACTTTTCAGGGAAATATCCTTTCAGTAAACTGTCAGTGCCGTATGCTCACCCGTGTCCGGCGCACGCACTCCACCTCACCCGTGGAGAACTCCTTAATTACCAACCTTAGCTTCGTTGGTTAGCTATTAACGCGGGTATGTAATCATTCTGGCAATGCTTAATGCCGCTGCTTTTTCCAGATTGGTGATATCCTGCTCCAGAGCGGACAGATTTTCAGCCTGCTTAGCCCTGGCTTCATTGGCCCATTTCAGATCCTGCGCTGCATTAATTTTCTGGTGCATCCACTCATAAAGTTCATCATCGGTATAGTCTGGCGCGATGATGACGGGTTCTCGTTTCTGCATGTCGGCTCCTTGTGGTTAGCGTTGCCTGCTTTTAACCACGTCAGGCGAGGTGGTATCCTCTGAGGGGTCTGTTACTCGAGAGGAAATTGGTTATGAATACAATCAAGTTTTCTTGCCCAGAATGTGGTGGCGAAGTCTTTGACACATCCTTTAAGCCGCAGGGCTCTGACAGTTTCGCGGGAGCCATCTGCAAAAATTGTGGTCACCTTGTAACTGAAGATGAGTCCTCGCAGTTCGATGACGAAATCGTTGACAATATCTTCGGTGCACTCACCAGAGACTTTCTGAAGTAAAGGCGCATACCGCTTAGTTACCGCTCTGATAACTCTTACCTGTCCTGCAATGGCGCTGATGTCAATATAAAGCGCCATTGCTGCTTCTTTGCCGATCCCGGGATGCCTTCCATTCTGATGTTTGACTTCGCCCACTGAGAAACCCTCTGTTTCCCCTTAACGCCGGGGTAGCGGAACAAAAAACTGCTGCATAGTTATTAAAGTTGAACCCTGCCGTCATGTTCATACGCCTCGGGCTGGCTACTTAACCCCTGACCACTGCCGGGTAACTCGAAGTATTTCCCTGCGTTCTGTGGGGCGGGGTGGTTGGTATTTTTAGTTTAATAAACATTAAACTTAAGTCAAGTAAAAACTAAACCGCGGGACATAACAAACACAACGCTTTTGATAAAGTCGTTGCGGTTGTTATGTTTCTATTGGTAGTGAAAGTTAGGGAAACTGGCGTCTTGCGTGGATCACGTTTACTACTTCAACGCTTGATGTTGTTACGCGGTATAGAATTATATAGTTAGGGTGGGCTACAATCTCACGCAAGCCAGGTACTCTGTCGCTTGGTGGGTATAAATACGGATGTTCGGATAACGGCAGCACACAACCCCTTAATCGCTGCCATAAGCGTTCAGCCGCATCTATGTCGAAACGAGCAATATAACTAGTTATATCATCTAGGTCGGTATCTGCGCTTTCAAGCCATAACACGGGTAACATTTTACTGCTTGCTCCGTTCCTTGCGCATCTTAGCAAAGCGTTCTGCCATTCTGCGCTCAACTTCGTCATGGGGAATTGCTGGGCGCGGATCTGCAAGGCTCGTTGCTACTTTCGCACGCAGCCATTCGTTGTAACTGTTTTCTTGTTCAATGGTTTCAAATTCAGAAACCATTGGTGAAAGGGCTCTATTCATGTTTCCTCCGGTTTTATAACTCAGGCGCGGCGGCATTTTTGCGCCGCAATCCATCTCGCTATGAGATCTTCCATTGATTCTTTTTTCTGCTTTAACTCGCTGATTATCTGGCGTTGCTCATCCTCAGGGAAGGCTGAAAAAATCTGCAATAATTCCAGTTGATTAGACGTTAACCCTGCATGTGGTGGAGAACCCCCCGGTTGTTCTGCGTATTCCGCATCCAGATACCCTTCCGGCATCCCGTATGTTTGCTCTATTCTTCTGGCAGCCTTTTCTCCAAACGAGGCTCTCCCACTCATTAGTTGAGATAGGTAGCTCTTCTCTTTGGGTGGCAGAGTTTTATCTTTAAACCACTCCTTGAGACGTAAACGGCGAATTTCTTTTTTTTGCATGTGGTAATTATCTTTAGTAATCACTAAACAAGCAAATACTTGACTTAATGGTTTATTAAACACTAAACTCGCAAAAAAACACTAAACCGAGGAAGGTATGACATTAAAAGAGTTTATTAAATCATTAAGGGTTGGTGATGCTAAGAAATTCGCGGCCAGACTTGGTGTATCGCCATCTTACTTATCGCAAATGGCGTCTGGACGAACAGCTATATCTCCAACCCGCGCCCTTATGATCGAATCTGCGACGGAAGGCCAAGTAAGTAGGGCGGAGCTACGACCCCATGATTGGGAGCTTATTTGGCCTGAGTATGCGAGCGGCATTCGTTTGGGGCAAACACATGTAGTTCATGCTGAAGGTGATTGTAGTGCATGCTTATCTGATGGAGTTGATTCATGAAAATCAAGCATGAACACATCCGCATGGCGATGAATGTCTGGGCGCATCCGGACGGCGAAAAAGTACCGGCTGCGAAAATTACCAAAGCGTATTTCGAGCTGGGAATGACGTTCCCGGAACTGTATGACGACAGCCATCCGGAAGCCCTGGCCCGTAATACCCAGAAAATTTTCCGTTGGCTGGATAAAGACACCCCTGATGCTGTTGAAAAAATGCAGGCTCTGTTACCGGCGATCGAAAAGGCGATGCCGCCTTTGCTGGTGGCCCGTATGCGCAGCCACAGTTCTGAATATTACCGTGAGATCGTCGAACGGAGGGATCGGCTGGTGAAGGATGTCGATGATTTTGTTGCGTCAGCGGTTGTTTTGTATGACCAGATGAATCGCGGCGGCCCGGCAGGGAATGCTGTGGTGATGCACTAAAAGCACGGTGTTCGGGGGTTTTATGAGCAGCAAGCTTCATGGTCTTGTCTGGGAAGGGTGCGCCTTCACCGGCATGATCTTATCCAGGGTGGCGGTTATGGCCCGTCTTGCAGACTACAGCAATGACGAGGGCGTGTCATGGCCTGCCATTGAAACTATCCGGCGTCAGATCGGTGCAAGAAGTGAATCCACAGTGAAATCGGCTATTGCAGAACTGGCGAAAGAGGGCTGGCTGACGAAGGAAGAGCGTAAGGTCGGTGGGCGTAATGTAAGCAATATCTATCGGCTTAATGTGGAAAAACTCGAAGCAGCTGCTGCGGCGGCGCGTGAGTCATATAAACCGAAAAGAAAAATTAGCCCGGCAAAAAATGACCCGTTAACAGTTGACCCGTCAAATATTGCCCCCTCAACGGTTGACCCGTCAAATTTTGATGGATCAACTGTTGATAACAAACTGCCGATTAGGGGGGCGATGATTGACCCCGATCCGTCAGTATTAAAACCTGATCCGTCAGATAAAAGATCTTCTTGTCCGGACGCTTCGCAACCGGACCCGCAGACGGCTGAACAGAATTTTTTAACCCGACACCCTGACGCGGTTGTGTTCAGTGCGAAAAAACGCCAGTGGGGAAGTCAGGAAGATTTGGTGTGCGCACAGTGGATCTGGGGACGAATCGTGAGTCTTTACGAGCAGGCGGCCAGCGATGATGGCGAGATCACGAGACCGAAAGAACCCAACTGGACTGCATGGGCCAATGACGTGCGGACAATGCGGATGCTGGATGGCAGAACTCACAGACAAATTTGTGAAATGTTTGGGCGTCTCCAGCGGGATTCGTTCTGGGTAAAAAACATCATGAGTCCGGCAAAACTCCGGGAAAAATGGGATGAACTGGTTATCCGCCTGGGGCGTTCGCCCGCGCAGCGTTGCGTGAATCACATTTCTGAACCGGACACTGAAATACCGCCGGGATTCAGGGGGTGACGTGTCATGAAAAACATTGCGGCAGTTGGGGTTCTTGAACGTATTCGCAGACTTGCACCACAGGGGGCGGTTCCACCGTACCGGACGGTGGAGGAGTGGCGGGAATGGCAACTTGCTGAAGGACGAAAACGCAGCGAGGAGATTAACCGCCTGAATCATCAGGTGCGGGTTGAAAAAATCCTGAACCGTGCGGGCATCCAGCCGCTTCACAGGAAGTGCTCATTCGGGAACTACCGGGTGCAGAACGACGGTCAGCGCCATGCTCTGAGCCAGGCGAAATCCATTGCCGATGAATTGATGACCGGATGTACAAACTTCGTGTTCAGCGGTAAACCTGGTACCGGTAAAAATCACCTGGCAGCAGCGATTGGCAATCGGCTGATGGCGAAGGGGAGAAGCGTGATTATCGTCACCGTGTCCGATGTCATGAGCGTGTTGCATGACGGCTACGACAACGGCCAGTCCGGGGAAAAATTTTTACAGGAGCTTTGTGGAGTTGACCTTCTGGTCCTTGATGAAATTGGCATGCAGCGGGATACGCGCAACGAGCAGGTCACGCTGAACCAGATAGTCGACCGCAGAACGGCTTCGATGCGTAGTGTCGGAATGCTGACGAACCTGAATCACGCAGCGATGAGCACACTCCTCGGAGATCGGGTGATGGACCGTATGACCATGAATGGTGGTCGTTGGGTGAATTTTAACTGGGAGAGCTGGCGGTCAAACGTTGGACGTCAGGGTATGTGAGAATTTTTGACGAGGTAAATTTTCGATGGAAACTGTATTGCATGCACTGAAAGCGATGGGAAAAGCCAATTCTGTTGAACTGGCGGCGCGGCTTGATATCAGCCGTGAAGAAGTTCTTAACGAACTGTGGGAACTCAAAAAAATGGCGTTGTTGATAAAACGGGTCACACCTGGTTTCTGGCTGTCGAAGGTGAAGCCGGGGTAACCGAAGGGCAGGCACTACAACCTGAAGCGCCGGATGTGGTAACCGAAGAGGTCGCTCCAAAAGTTACCGCAGACATGATGGTTGAGTTTATCGGTCAGGATGGTGCTAAAACGTGTGAGGAACTGGCGGGTAAGTTCGGCGTCAGTACTCGCAAGGTTGCTTCCACGCTGGCGGTGGTAACCGCAACGGGGCGGCTGGCACGCGTTAATCAGAACGGTAAATTTCGTTACTGCATGTCGGGGGGTAATTTACCAGCAGATCCGAAAGCCGCGCCGGTAACGAAAAATGATGGTAAGGCCTTTCCTCAGCCAGCAGGTGCTGCGTTACCAGTCCGGGAAGCCGCAACACAGGAAGAAATTAAAACAGAAACTGTGGCGGACATTGTGCAGCCGTTGCCATCGTTTACCGAAACGCAAGCAGATGAGCTGATTTTTCCGTCCCTGCGCAGGGCAAACCTGGCGCTGCGCAGGGCGAAAAGTGATGTTCAGAAGTGGGAGCGAGTCTGCGCCGCGCTGCGGGAGCTGAACAAGCACCGGGATATTGTTCGACAGATTACTGATTCTTCCCGCCGTGTTGTATCGGAAAAGTGATAGCCGGAGGCGCTTATGGCGAAACCTTTTACACACGAACAGCGTGAAGAACTGAAGGCCCGAATTATCGGGCTGGTACGCAAAAATGAACGCATGACGATATCACAACTGGAGAGAGCGACGGGAGCAGGCTGGCATTCAGTCAGACGTTGCCTTGTGGATGTACTGGCTTGTGGCGATTTATACATGCCCGGTAAATACGGTGTTTTTACATCAGAACAGGTGTATCGCGTATGGCGTAAGGCAGCGGAGAAAGCAACCGACCAGACATTGATTCGAAAGTTACCAGACGGAGAAATACGCCGCTACGACAGACAACAGAACATAATCTGTGGCGAGTGCCGGAAGAGTGAAGTTATGCTGCGTGTACTGGCGTTCTATCAGGGCAATTTTCAGGAGGCGGTACTGTGAGTGAATTAGCTATCAGGCTTCAATTGTCGCTGGCATTCGCATCAAAGGAGAATGAGATGACCACTTTTACAAAAGAGCAGTTAATCAGTCATGTTAGTGAAAATGTAAAGGCGATGAAATTTGCAGTAAAACAGACAGCATTCAAAAATTCTCTCGAGGCAATTGAGTTGGATTTAGCACTGGCCCTTGTTGCTCAGGCTTCGCTGGAAGCAGAGCCCGTGCTTTATATGAATCGATTTACCGGAAAGACATTCTCACTGGAAGAGCAACCCGGTGCTGATAAGGAACCGGAAATATACGTGCCGCTATATGCTGCCCCGCCAGACAGCGCCGCCATGCTTCAGGCTGGAAACTTTCGGGAAAAAAAGGGTTCGTCAACCAATAATTTTCGGGAAATCTCGGAAACGTCAACCAACTATCCGGTAACTCTGGATGATTGGATAAGCTGTAGTGAGCGAATGCCGGATGATGGTCAGCACGTAATTATTTTATGTGATGGCGCATTCGTTCTTTATGCGCAATATCGAGACGGTGAGTTTTTTGATGTAGTCCGTAATGGTGATGAATTTTTCGAAACACAGAGCCGCAATGTAACCGACTGGATGCCGCTACCAGAACCGCCGCAGGAGGTGCGCCAATGATCTGGCCTGAAGCCTTTGCAATTACAGGCGTTGCTATAGCTATTGATTTTTTAGTATATGTTATTTGTCGGTGGGGGTAAAAACGTTCGCCGGGATTCACACCAAAGGAGGGAATATGTCGGATGATATTTCACTGGCAATGGAAGGTGCGCTGGCTGTTATTGCTGTTGTGGGCGTTTACTGCCTGGTTGTGTTTTTGATGGATCGACTAGGGAACTGAATTCATTACGATATGGGAATTCCCATATCGGGTAAAAACGGTTTGCGGTAAAGCGAGAGTTAAGTAGAATTGCTGCGGGTGCTTGAGGCTGTCTGCCTCGGGCATGCCACCGTAAGGCAGACAGAGAAAAGCCCCAGTTAACATTACGCGTCCTGCAAGACGCCTAACATTAATCTGAGGCCAATTTCATGCTAGACACATGTAGGTTAGCCTCTTACGCGCCGAAAGGCAAGGAGAAGCAGGCTATGAAGCAGCAAAAGGCGATGTTAATCGCCCTGATCGTCATCTGTATTACCGTCATAGTGACGGCACTGGTAACGAGGAAAGACCTCTGCGAGGTACGAATCCGAACCGGCCAGACGGAGGTCGCTGTCTTCACAGCTTACGAACCTGAGGAGTAAGAGACCCGGCGAGGGAGAAATCCCTCGCCACCTCTGATGAATCAGGCATCCTCAACGCACCCGCACTTAACCCGCTTCGGCGGGTTTTGTTTTTCCTGGCATTCTGGTTTACAATTCGCACGCCAGCCTGAACAACTGGCACCTGCTGCGCCAGCAGAGACAACCGATGGCGCACGATACCAAATTATACAATTCTGATGATTCTGCCGTCTTTGCCAGCAGGCGCGGACGGTGTTTTTACGCATTCAAATCTGACTGGTACCAGCATCCCCCATGCACTGAAGAACAGGCCGAATGGCTCATTCAGTGTTACCGCAGGCGCGGATGCGAGGTTAAAAAAGCCCTCAGTCTCGATTATCGTCACTGGATAATCTCCGTCAGGCTCCCTTACTCCGAACGACCACCGCGTCCGTCCCGCACATTCCAGCAACGGATCTGGAGGTAATGTGCGGGTATTACTTCGACCTGTTCTGGTACCGGAACTCGGTCTGGTTATCGTTAAGCCAGGCCGTGAATCAATGTCAGCATTCCATAACGGCAGAATACTGGTGGAGCCGGAACCAAAAAGCATGCGAGCTCTGCCGTCCGGGGTTGTACCTGCCGTTCACCAGCCGCTGGCGGAAGATAAATCACTACTGCCATTTTTCAGCGATGAGCGGGTGATCCGTGCTGCGGGTGGCGCTGGTGCACTGTCTGACTGGTTATTACGTCACGTGAAATCCTGCCAGTGGCTACACGGTGATTATCATCACAGCGAAACCGTCATTCACCGTTACGGTACCGGCGCGATGGTGTTGTGCTGGCACTGCGACAACCAGCTGCGGGAGCAGACATCTGATTCACTGGATCAACTTGCTCAACAGAATCTGGCCGCCTGGATGATTGACATCATCCGTCACGCAATGAATGGCGCACAGGAGCGTGAATTATCTCTGGCTGAATTATCCTGGTGGGCGGTCCGCAATCAGGTGGCGGACGCGCTACCGGAAGCGGTATTACGTCGTTCGCTGGGGTTGCGTGCGGAAAAATCCGCTCCGTATACCGTGAAAGCGACATCATACCGGGAGAACAGACCGCCACCAGCATACTGAAGCAGCGCACAAAAAATATTGCGCTACCGCCTCACACCCACCAGCAACAGAACCCACCACAGGAAAAGACGGTGGTCAGCATTGCCGTTGATCCGGAGTCTCCGGAATCCTTCATGAAACGACCTAAACGTCGCCGCTGGGTAAATGAGAAATACACACGCTGGGTAAAGACACAGCCGTGTGCGTGTTGTGGTAAGCCAGCGGACGATCCTCATCATCTGATTGGTCATGGTCAGGGCGGAATGGGAACAAAATCCCACGATATTTTCACGCTACCGCTGTGTCGGGAGCATCACAACGAGCTTCATGCGGATCCGCTGGCGTTCGAAGAAAAGCATGGTTCCCAGGTTGATTTAATTTTTCGTTTTCTTGATCACGCCTTTGCAACCGGCGTGCTCGGGTAAAAGAGGTTACTGATGCGTATAGAGTTTGTTTTGCCTTACCCGCCGACGGTGAACACCTACTGGCGACGTCGTGGCAGCACATATTTTGTATCAAAAGCCGGTGAGCGTTATCGCCGGGATGTGGCACTTATTGTTCGCCAGCAGCGGCTGAAATTAAACCTGTCCGGAAGGCTGGTGATAAAGATTATTGCAGAGCCACCGGATAAGCGCCGCCGTGACCTGGACAATATCCTGAAAGCACCACTGGATGCGCTGACGCATGCCGGACTTCTCATAGACGACGAGCAGTTTGATGAAATCAATATTGTGCGC